AGTCTGCTTTACCTTTTGGATCGTACTTAAACAAATACATGTAGCCAGGTGTCATCTCTCCAACTTTGCGTTTCTGTTGAAAAGATCGAACAACCTTTGAAGGCGTCAAACGATTGGGCGCAGAGATTTGTTCTGCCGCATCTCTGTACCAGTTTCGGGCAGCCGAAGTTCTCGCAGGCAATTGACCAGCGTTTACGCCTTGATAGATGATTTCTTTAAAAAGTAACATAGTATTCCTGTTATTGAATACATATATTTATGTCAAATGTTTCTCTGTAAGTATCTTAAATTCCCAATTTCTATCTTTACAGTACTCTGTTGCCGCTTTCCATTTTGCTTGATTGACGCCCCATGTCATGACTTCATTGAGATATCTGCGAGTTGGCTTTGCTGAACCTTCTTTCTTTTTTGGTTCCATCGTTTGAATGTGAGGCTTGACTTCAATCAGACATGCTTTTAAATTGCCATTCTTGTCACGATATCGTACCCAAAAATCGACAAAATAGCGATGATATTTGGTATCAATTGGGGATTTGTATGGTATGACTACCTCTTCAGAGTTCCATTCTAGTACAGACGAATTCATATCACACCACACCATGAATCTGCGTTCAAGCAGACTGCGGTAAATGATTTTAGTTGGATCGCCCTTGTACTTTTGTGGGTTAATTGGTTTGTATTTGCCTTTGTATGCCATAGTGAATTATAAATAGATGAAAACAACCTCTCAAGGATATTTAGATGGCATTAACAACATTCGAATTAACATCAGATTTTGCTCAAACGGCAAGCGATAGAAGTGCGTTTGGTGGAACTTCTCTACAGATTGTGGGAAGATATGCTGATTCTGGTTTAAGTGGCACATACTCATATCCATCAGGTGATCAACAAGATGGTTTCTATGTTCCAAGAATGACATTTAAATTTTATGATGCTTTCGGTGGATTTATTTCTGGTGCACCAACAGTTAAAATGCGTGTACCAAACAATTTCAATGTGTCGAGTTTTTCAGAGTACAGTAGAACCGAAGCAATCTTTGGTGCCGGTATGGAAAACTTAGCGGCACAACTTTATACTGAAGCAGGCGCAGAAAATGTAGGCGAACAAGCAGGCGGAGACTTAACTGCGACACAAGTTACTGAAGGTGGTGCAGAAGGTCTACTTAAATATGGTGCAACTGCCGCAGAAGCATTTTTGTATGCACTTCAAAAATCGCTTGCTGGTGCGACTGGCTTTCTTACATCTGGTGGTTTGAATTCAATTTCACAGGCTGAGTTTACTGGAAGAGCCGCAGTCAATCCATACGCACAATTGCTCTACAAAGGTCCTCAGTTTAGACGATATCAAGTGCCGGTCACATTTAGACCAAGAAGTCAGACTGAAGCACAAAACATTGTTAAGATTTTAAATACATTTAAGGTTGCATCGTCACCTTCAGCCCAGAATAGATCAGTCACACTTGGTGGTGTCACAGGCACACTTCAATCATTTACTTTTGGTTATCCACATCTAACTGCATTCAGCATTGAATTCAATTCACCCCAAGGCGCACAGACACTTTTTGAAAGTAAACTTTGTGCGATTGAATCTGTTGCAGTTGATTATGGTGGACAAAAGATGACATTCTTTGAAGATGGTATTCCAACAGAAAGTACAATGACGCTTCAATTGTCTGAAGTGACTGTCCGCACTCTTGGTGATGCTAAGTCCGATGCTAACTCAGGAAGAAAGATCATATAAGCCATGGCACTATATTCTTTTTATCCAAAGATCAAATATCAGATCGATCCGTTTACGGAACTAAAAGTAGTTGACATTACGATTTCTGCTAAAATTAAGCAGGCACTTAAAAATTACAATGCGATTGCAATTCAACCATATACAGTACAGAATGGTGATCGACCAGATGCCGTTTCAAATCTTCTCTATGGCACTCCATACTATGAGTACATTCTATTGATGGTTAATAATATCGAAAGTGTTTATGATCAATGGCCAAAAGATGATAAGACATTTGAAAACTACATCATCGAAAAGTATGGAAGTGTTTCTGCCGCAAGAACTGGATACAAATATTACTATACCGCAGATGGAGACATTGTAAGCGAAGAATATTGGCAGACATTACCAGGCGCAAGAAAGTTTAGAGAAACTTTTTACGAATATGAAACTCGTTTGAATGACGAAAAGTCTCGTATTCGTGTGCTAGAACTTCCATACATTGTTCGTTTTGAGAGCGACTTACAAGAATTGTTGACACAAAGATGAGCCTTTTAAACTTTCCTGATAGTGAATCTTTCAATAGTGAAGATTACATTCCACAACAACAAACTGGAGTGCATTTTCAAGGCACATACACGCTTGACACTTTGCGTATCAAATTAAAAAACAATCAAATTGTTGAACTTGGCAATGTTTTTACTGAGATAGAAGTCTTTGAAGATGTTTTCAAATATTCGATTGAAGGTAGAATTCGCATCAAAGACTATGTTGGTGGTATTGAGAAATTCATTATCACAGGTGGCGAAGAGATTGCCATTCGTGCGTTAAAACCAAATGGTCAAAACGAAATTATTCTTAGCCGTGACGATTTAATTGTCACAAAGTTATCGCCAATTGTTTTCACACAAAACAATTTTAGAACATATGATCTATTCTTTACATCAAGATCATCTATCAATTCGATGAAGAAAAAAGTCTTCAAGAGTTTTGGTTCAGATCGAAATCTAGTAAGCATCGTACAAAAACTCTTCTCTGAAATTGGCGACACTAACAACATTGCCGTTCACAATAGCAATATCTTTTTGAACAATGCATTTGTATGCCCAGGCAAAAGACCATTAGACGCAATTAACATGTTAGCCAAAAGAGCATGTGTAGATGGTGACTATTTTCTTTTCTTTGAACGCTTTGCGAAAAATCCAACAGAAAACTTTACCCACGCATTCATTGGATTTAATACACTTAAAGAATTTTGGACAGAGAACAATTCAATACCAAAAATTACTTATGAACCAAACACAAGTAAAGTCAACTACATTGATGAAAACGAAAGCGAATCAAATGTTTCAACCTTCTATGTGAGATTAGAACAAAACTTTGACCACATGGCATTTACAAAATCAGGATTCTACAATTCACGAATTCGCACACTAGACTTAATCAATCAAAATTATACAGACACTAAGTTAGATTATCTCAATGAATCTGAAGACAATCTAAAAACAATCTATAACAACAGATTTGTTGACCGCAATAATATTTTTACAGATTACGATACAACAACAATTGAGAGATTGATCGTAAGACCAAGAAACGACACAATTACAAACAAGAATCAATGGTTGAAGTTCGACACTTATGGTTCTGTTTTAAATAGTGGCATCAGAGTTACCGTTCAAATTTCTGGTGCAACAAATAAAATTGGTGTGGGCAATTTAATTGAGTTAAGCATACCAAGTCAAGCATCAAAAACAATTCGATATGAAAGCCCGGTACCACATGAAGATCAAGTTTATTCTGGCAAGTACATGGTAACTGCAACAAAACATTTTTTAACCCCTAAATCATATACTAAAACTTTAGAATTAAGTCGTGGATCACTCAGATTCGACATTGATACACTTGTCGAAAGATTCTCTGCGGCAGAAGAAATAGCATAAAAGGATAACTGATGAAACTTTCTTTCTCAGAATATGTACAAAGAACAGACTACGAAGCCTATCAGCCTTTGTTAGAAAAACTTATCATGTATAGCAATGGTAAGAGATACGGGCAGATTGTTTTTCTTGCAGGTGGTGCTGGTTCAGGCAAAGGGTTTGCTATCAATAACTTTATGGAAGGTGACAAGTTCAAGGTTCGTGATGTTGACGAATTGAAACTTGCCTTTCAAAAACTCAGTCGCTTAGATAAATTTACTACGCAACAGTTGCTTGACAAATATGGCGATAAACTAAGCCCAAATGATAGAGACCTCGTTCAAAAAGAGATGACTGACAAAGACATTAAACTCAGTCGCCTTGATCTTAGAAATCCTACACATGTTTACTTGCTTCACATCCTTGTTCGTGCAACAGGTGCAAAAAACAAAACGCTTGATTTGATTCTCGACAATGCAAAAGAAGGTACTCTACCAAACATTCTTTTTGATACAACCTTTGCTGACATGGATGACATGAACACTTACATACCAATGTTACTTAAGGTTGGCTATCAAGCAAAAGATATTCATGTGACTTGGGTTCTTACAAACTATGAGATTGCAATTCAAAACAACGCAAAAAGATCAAGAGTTGTACCACAAGATATTTTATTGAAAACGCATCGTGGTGCGGCAAAAACAGTTGTCACACTTGTTCGTACAGGTTTTCCAAGAGAAGTTGATGGCGGCATTTATGTTGTTCTCAACAATCCACAGAATACAATGTTCATTGTTGATCCGAAAACAGGCGAACACTACAAAGATATCAAAGGTAGAAAAGTTGTAGGCAACTTTACTTACCTTACATTGAAGAAACCAGGTAAGTCAATTACAAATGATGCTGAGGTGAAAAAACAATTGTATGCTTGGATCAAAGATAATGTTCCAGAAGACGCATTAGATACCTCAGAATTGGACAAACTATGAAAAGATTCAAGCAATACATATCTACACCTGCTTCAATTGAAGAGTGGGAAGAAGATGTTTACGGACCAGAGATACTTGAGACACTCAAGCAAGTTGATGGTCGATGGGCAATCGTTTCAAAGAAGACTGGACGCCCTCTTGTTTATTACAAAGGCGAAGGCAAACCATCTGATGAGTGGTTTCGTGAACAAGAAAGAAGAATTCAGTATTTCAAACATAAAGGTTAAGTATGTTTCTTGGTAAAGATGGTTTTGTTTGGTGGATTGGTGTTGTCGAAGATATTGGAGACGATCTACTACTAGGTCGTGCGAAGGTTCGCATCTTTGGTTATCATCCTGAATATTCTTCTGGTAGATTAGACACCAGCGATTTGCCTTGGGCGTATACAATTATGCCCACAAACATACCAAATGCATATGGTCGACCAGAATTAGGCGATTGGGTTTTTGGATTCTTCTTAGATGCCGATGAAGCCGAAGAGCCTGCCATTCTCGGATATCTGCCAGGCATACCAAGCGGTTCAGGTTCGTTTGGTCGCTATAGAAAAGAAAAAAGAAACTTTGCAAACACAGTCAATGCAGAGAGTTTTTCAATCACTACAAGATCAGGTCATACACTTGACTTTCAAGATGCCACTTCAGCAGAATCGATTACGCTAACGCACAAAAATCGAAACACTTTTACGATGGCGGCAAACAATGACATTACAATCAAGCATCAAAAAGGACCAGTTATCACATTAGATGACGATGGACAGACTGGTCAGATTAAACTGAGAGTTGCCAACACGGCAACAACCAGCAATGCAAGCATGACAATGGGTTGTAGCACAATTTCGTTGGCGGCTTGTTCAAATGGGGTCATAAATATTCAAAGAGGATCATCGTCAATTCGAATGTTCACGAATGGTAACATTGAATTGATTGCAGGAGGGGGAACTGGAGATATCATTGTGTCAGGAAATGGTGGTTCCTATTCTCTCACATCAAAGATTAAATTGATGGATGAACAGATTGAAGTAGCAAAGACATTACCGGAGGCAAATACACCTTAAATGAAAGGCTACACAGTTATTTTAGTCGAATGTCAATAGAATGTCAACTTTTTAAAGGATTATTACCATGACCAATCACGAAACACTTGTAAGTTTGTTTGACACATACTTGAAAGAAAATGAGAAGTTTACCGATAAAGGCGTCAAAGCCGCAGGTACGAGAGCAAGAAAAGCACTTGCCGAATTCACAAAAGCCGCAAAAGAAAGAAGAAAAGAGATACAAGATAGCAAAACTACGGAAACAAAAGAATAAATAATCAATCATGGCAGAACAAGTATTTTTTAAAGATGTGCCGCTTATCTTTCGTGTGAATCCAGTCACAAATGATTTGTCGCTGGCAAAAAACGAAGAAGCAGTTAAAAAGGCACTTATCAATCTACTCCGAACAAAGATTGGAACGAGACCGTTTCGACCAAACTTTGGCGTAGACTTAGATCGTTACTTGTTCGAAACAATAGACTATGATACAGAAATTGAAATCAATAAAGAAATTGCAAGAGCAATTAGAGAACATGAGCCAAGAGTTCAGTTGATCACAATTGAATCTAAACTTGATGAACAGAATGGTATCAAAGTGGTAATTACATATCGTGTGACAGGTTTCTCTAGAGTTCAAACAGTCGAAACAACCGTTACTACAAGAGTAAGATAAATGGCGACCCCTACAAATCTAAGAGTTGATGAGTTAAACTTTGAAACCATCAAAGACAATTTAAAATCTTTTCTTAAACAACAAGATCAATTTCTTGATGTAAACTTTGATGCTTCTGGTATTAACATTCTTCTAGATGTTCTAGCATACAATACCTATTACAATGCAACATATCTAAATCTTGCCGCTACAGAAAACTTTCTTGCAACTGCACAAAGAAGAAATTCGGTTGTCAATCTGGCAAGAAGTCTAAACTACACACCAAGATCAAGATCATCTGCAAGAATCTTTGGTACAATTACTGCTACTGCAACAGGCGGACCTACAGTTATTGACTTGCCAAGATACACAAGATTTGAAGGTACAGTTGATGGCACCACATACGCATTTCTAACACCAGAACCAGTTACGCTTTTCAATACAACAGGTAGCACATATCAAGAAACAGATGTTCAATTAATTCAAGGTCGCTTTGCAACAGAAAGATATGTTGTCAATGCAAATGATCCTGACCAAAGATTTCTAATCAATAACGCCAATGCAGACACATCGACAATTCTAGTTCGTGTGCAAACCTCTGCATCCGATACCACAACAAGAGTGTTCATTAATCCAGCCAATGTGGTTGAAGTTACAGGAACAACACTTGCATACTTCTTAGAAGAAGTTGAAGATGGCAAGTTTGAATTGTTCTTTGGCGACAATGTTGTTGGTCGTGCATTAGACCCTGGTAACATTGTATTCATCGACTACATTGTTTCAGATGGTGCCGGTGGTAACGGAATTACAAATCTAACACTTGTTACCACAGTAAGTGGCGTCACTTCACTCACATGGACGGCAGATGGACCAGCATCAGGTGGTGAAGAGAGAGAATCGATTGAGCGTGTGCGTTTCAATGCACCAAAATTTTATACTGCACAAAATAGAACAGTAACCGCCGAAGATTACTTAGCACTCATACTGAGACAACCCAATGTGGGTTCTGCCGCAGTATGGGGTGGTGAGGATAATGACCCACCACAATATGGTCGTGTATTCATTGCAATTCGACCAACAACAGGTACCGCACTTACTGCGTTTGAAAAGACTGCGATTATTGATACAGTTATCAAGCCAAAGAAAATTCTTACAGTACAAACAGAAATTGTTGATCCAGAATTTATCTTTCTTACAGTTACCGCTAATGTTAAATACGATCCAAGACTTACAACAATCACTGGAGAGAGTTTAAAATCATTAGTGATTGACACAATTAAAAAATATAACGATGACGATCTAGACCAGTTTTCAAAATACTTTAGATATTCTAAACTGACAAAACTTATCGACAATACTGAGAGATCAATTCTCAACAATACAATGACAATTCGTTTGAGAAAAGAAACTGCGATTCAGTTGGGTGTTGGTACACGATATGAAATTAACTTTTCAAACCCAATCAATTCAGTTACAAGAGGTAGACCAGCAACATTCCCATATGGTGTTGTCTCTCAGATTTCAACAAACGGATTTACATTTCAGGGATTGCCAAACTGTTTCTTAGAAGAAAATAACGGTTTTATTCGTGTGTTTCGAATTGTTCGTACTGACATTGTTGGTGTTTCACAGAATGTTGGAACAATTGATTACGCTACAGGAAAAATTATTCTTACAAACTTTGCACCAGATTCATTTGCAGACGGCGGTACCACACTTAGAATTACTGCCGTGCCATCTGAATTAGACATTCTACCACTTAGAGGACAAATTCTAACCATCGAAGACGAAGATATCACAGTCAACATTACAGACGATACACAAATCAGTTTAGTTAGAAGATAATTAAGATGGCAAAAGGCGATTCAAATCCGTCACTCAGTTTAGACACACTCTTTCCCACTTTAAGTGATGAGAGTTTCCTTCAATTTCTGAAGGATTACTATAGGTTTTTACAGAGTACTAAACTTACCCTTACAGGTGTTTCTGGAACATTTGTAAAAGGTGAGGTGATTACTGGTGCCGACAGTAAAGCCACCGGCGTTGTTTTCTCTGTTGGTACAAACGAAATCATCGTTGTAATGTCAACGGAAAAGCCATTAGATTCTACAGAAATAATTACTGGCTCAACATCTGGCGCAACCGCAACGGTTGCTAATGTTAAAGACAATGTGATTCGTGAATCTGCAAGATTAAAAGATTCTCGCAGTCAATATGTTTCTGGTGACGAATTCTTTCAACTTCTCAAAGATGAATTAAATCGAGGTTATCCATCTACATCTGAATCGGATCGTAGATTACTTTATAATCGCATTCGTGACCTTCTACAATCAAAGTCTACTGAAGAGGCGTATCGTTTTCTTTTCAAAGCATTCTTTGATGAAAACATCGAAATTCGTTTTCCTGGCGATGACATTCTTCGTGTATCAGATGGCAAGTTTGAAAAGACAAGTCTGATTCGTGTTATTCCTACAAACACAAATGCTTTTCCTGTTGGTGAGATTTTTGACTTTCTGAATAAAACAATTCGTGGTCAAACATCAGGTGCCGTTGGTACTGTTGTTAACATTTCGATTTCATTTCTTGGTGGTGTTCAGTTTGCAGAGTTTAACTTAAAACTTGTTTCTGGTGAGTTTGAAGCAGGCGAAACTGTTGCAGATGTTTTACAACCAAGACTTTCAACCGAAGTTTTTGGTGTCATTGGTGATATTCGAATCATTGATGGTGGTTCTGGATACTCAGTAGGTGATCAACTTACAATTACTGGTGATGGTGCTGAAGCGACCGCAGAAGTTTCTTCAATCAGCACAGGACCAATCAATCGCATTATCGTTAATACACCAGGCTATGGTTATCGACTAAACACAAGAGCCTCAATAGACAATACTGATACTGCTGGAAACAATCTTGCGATTATTGTATCATCAATTGCAAACACATATACCGTAACTGATGGTAGCAATACATTTGTTGTTGGTGACACTACCAACATTCAAATTTCAAATCGTGGTTCTGGATATCAAAGAACGCCAGATATTACACTTGTAGACACAACCATTCAAGCACTTGGTCTTCTTTCTGAAAGACTGATTACAATTACCGATTCTGGTAATAACTATGCGGTTGGTGAGACACTCACATTTACGGGCGGTGCTGGAACTAATGCCGCCGGTGAAGTCGCATCTGTTGGTAATACCGCACCATATGGTGAAGACAATCTTTTGTTTGAAGATGACTTTGTTCTTTTACAAGAACAAGAAGTCAACGGACTTAAGAGTGCAATCAAATCAGAAGACTGGACAAATATAGGTCCAATCTTACGAATTGAACTAACAAATTTAGGTAGTGGATATACTTCTGCTAATCTTCCCGTTCTTACACTTGAATCTGCGAATACCGTAAGTGGTGCCAATGCATCGTTTACAGTCAACAACATTCAAGGTGTGAGTGCTAATGTCACAGTAGACATTGCAAATAACTCAGTAGGTATTGGTTCAATTCGTCAGATAGATATTCGAAATCCTGGTATTAACTTTAGTAGTGCGAATGTTAGCGCAACCACAGTTGGCGATGGCAATGCAAATCTTGAAGCAATCATTTCTGGTTTAAATGTCAATCGTGGATTCTTTACAAACGATGATGGTAAAGTAAACTTCAAGATTATTCAAGACTCATTCTTCTATCAAGACTTTTCGTATGTGATTCGAAGCGGTCTGATTATTGATGCCTATAAAGAGTTGGTGAAAGAAACTGTTCACCCGGCTGGTCTTGAGTTCTTTGGTGAAATCGTTATTACATCCATCATTGGTCTTCAGGCAGAATTTAGAAGTCAGATCGATCAGACACCAAGACCTCTTGCTCTCAGCAGTTTCCTCTCTTTGTACCCTGTTGGCGTCAATCTACCATACTCTGGAAGCATTCGTGAAGTTGAAATCACGCCTGAGGTTATTGATCAAGTACTTGTTGGACCACGCACATCTAAGTTTGACGATAAAAACTTAAGTATTCGTGAAATTGCATTTGAAAGAGGTATTAGTGTTCCTGCTGATTTCACTAGAGAAATTACCAATAAAATTTATCTCTTCATTGATGTTGCTCTATTCCCAACATTCAGCGATATTCAAACTGGAACAATACCAACAATACCAGTAGAGTTGGATTACATTCTTTCTGGTATCAGCAACATTGTTGACACACATAGAGAATATCAAATTGAAATCGCACCAATTCGCATGGAGCAACCTCTTGCCGTGCGTGACTTTAATGTGCGAGAGATTGAGATTGTAAAAAACATTGATGTTGCCGTAGATATTGATCGTGTCAAGACATTTGACTTTATTGGAACAACCTACGGCGATATATTTGTTCAGAGATTGCAAAATGATTTAATTTCATCTTTCTCTACAATCACATTCTTAGATGAATCTGGACTTGAACAACAAATCTTCCGAGAAAGAGCAGATCGTCAAGGACTTGAAATTGATATTGAACTGGTCTCAACCGATCTTCAAGCCGAGGTTGTACCATCAACATCATTTGGTACTGAAAGTGAAGTACCACTATTTGTTTCTGTGCCACTCATTCGTTCTTTTGTAGATGAGATTGTCAATCGCCTAGAACTTTACATCGATGTTTCTCCAGAAATTGTCTACAATGATGTTCAAATTCTTGAAACTGCAATCAGCGATGTTACTATTCAAATATTCTCAATTGCACAAGACACACTTCGTTATGGTGACATTCTTATTTCACAACTTGCTTCAGAACAAATTTCTGAATATGCAAGTACAAGTTTCAGAGATACATTTATTGTACCATTAAGCCCAGCAAGGACATATCAAAGAGTTGAGGTTGATATTGAACTTCCTCTTGTTACTGTTATTGCTAGTGTACAACCATTTAGAATTGCCGTTGATAGATTGCGTCTGCCAACTCTTGGTCTTGGTATTTCTGTTATTGATGCTACAATTAATTTTGAAGGCACAAGTTATGAAATTGATGTTCGACCAGACAACATCTTTAGCACACTACGAGTTATTCCACAAAATACTGGCCGTGTTAAGACACTCAGATATTTTGTACCACCACTCACGGCTACAATACCAAACATCTATGAAGTAATTAAGATTCAACCAGAACTTGATCTTGCACCAATTCCAAGAATGAAACTTGAAATTGATGTGCCACCTGGATTTACTGCACCATTCAAAGAACAAATTAAAGACATTCAGATTGCTACACTTGCATCTGAAATAATTGGTAATGTTGATCCTGTTGAAGATTATTCAAATAAAACTTTCTTAGATACTGCATACAGATATCAATCAATGTCTAAGACTGACATTGATTATCGAATTGAAATTTATCAATTTATTGATTCTCGTATGAGATTCTATTCAGAAATTCTCACAATGACAAATCGTGAGATGACTGTAGAGTTAGAAGTATTCTCTGGACCAGTTGATGTTTCAACACGACATGGTAGAACAGTTACCGTAAACTATTTCAGTTTTGGTGATGTTCCATTAACAGATTTTGCAGATCAAACAATCTCGGCATATTCAAGCACCGCATTCAATGATCCACCAGGAATTTCATTTACTAGAGAAGTTCCATCAACATTCTATGAAATTGATATTGAGCCTGTGCGTTCACAGGTTGTATCACTTTTTATTCCTACAGTTGAACACCTAGGAAATACAGAAAGACAAATCTCGCTTTATGCAGATTTGAGAATGGCATTCTATAGTGAAATCTATACAATGACCAATCGTGTTCACACTACAGAAATTGAGATTCAAACTGAAGTAAGTATTGCGGCTATTGCACCACAAGAAACTGCAATTAACTATGTGATTGCTCCAGCAGTTATTGATGTTTCTCTCGCTGGTGTTACTGATTTCAACATTCGTGAAATTGAAATTACTCCAGCAACAATGGACCTTCGTATGGCTTTCTACGCAGAAATCTATACAATGACCAATCGTGTTCATACTACAGAAATTGAAATTCAGAGTGGTACAAATGTTATTGCATCGTTTAGAAAAACATTTGAACTAGATATTGCACCAAATCCAAGAACAGTTATTGGAGAAGAAGATGTTCAAGTTTATGAGGATGAATTAATTAGATCGTTTGCATCAAGCACATTCAATGATTCTGTCAATCGAAATGCAGTTAGCCTGAACACAACGATTGAAGTTATCAACTTTATTGAACTTGATGCACTAGATTCTCGTATGAGATTTTATACCGAAGTGCTTACGATGACCAATCGTGAAATGACGGTAGAAATTGATGTAATCGGTGAAAAGGTAGATGTTTCTACCACACACAGTAAACTAGAATCTATTAGTTACTATCAGTACGCTGATGTGCCAATTGTCAATTATGCAAGCGAAACAATTGCTTCTTATGCAGCCAATACGCTGAATGAAAGTCCAGGCGTTTCGTTTACTAGAGAAATTCCATTGTCATCGTATGACATAGAAATCCATAGTTTTGAAGATGCTTCACCAGACTTTAATGCAAATATTACTCCTTTTGGTGATGAGTTACTCGCTACTTTTGCAAGTGAGCAGATTCAAACAATCGCCACACTCACATTTGAGAACGAATATAGCAATCTAAATATCAGCAAGAATGTATTCATTGATGGTACGGTCACATTTACCGACCCATCTTTTGCTGGATTGGCAATCAGAAGATTGTCGTTAGAGCAAATTGATTCTTACTCTACTGATATATTCACAAATGCAAGCGGAAGCAACACTTCAGTCATTGGTACAAATACATCATTCACTACCGCATTTACTGTAGGTGGAACACTCATAACGCTCACAGAGAAATTCTTGATTTCAAGCATTGCAAACAACGAATATCTGGAAGTTAATGTGAATCCAGAAGAAAATTATAATGATGCATCGGTTTACCGAGAGTATTTCGTATAAATAAACAGAAACTAAAGGTAGTTTTTTCATATAAATAAAAGAGATTGCCAAACACCCTATTTTAAGGAGATAAAATATGCCAGCAATTGCAACCAGTAAGTTTAGAGTACATAACGCAGAACAGTTTCTAGAGGCTTTTTCTGAGGCTTCTAACACTATTATGTACCTATACATTGGTGGAACAAGCCCATTCTCAGATGACTTCAATCCACCAACACCAACCAACTCTACCGCAAATATTGAGTTCATTCCTTGGAGAGATTCAATTGCGGCTAAGCGTATTCAATCAACCGATGTTGTTCATGTTATCGACCGTTACGACTGGACTACTGGTACAGTTTATGACCAGTACGATGACCAAGACACAAACATTCTCGATGATGATTTCTATGTTCTCACCGATGACTTCAATGTGTACAAGTGCTTGTTCAACAACGGTGGTTTGACTTCAACAATCAAGCCAACTGGTACTTCTACTTCTGCCGCTACACTTGCTGACGGCTACAAGTGGAAATACATGTACACAATTTCAACTTCAGACGCTTTGAAGTTCTTGACAAACGACTACATGTCCGTTCGTACAGACAACACCGTTGCAGGCGCCGCAGTTGATGGTGGTCTTGACACAGTTCTCGTAACTTCAGGTGGTTCTTCATACGGTTCAGCACCTTCAGTTGCTATTGACGGTGACGGAACAGGTGCTACTGCTACTGCAAACATCACAGGTGATGCAGTCACTTCAGTTACAATTACTAACGCAGGTTCAGGCTATACCTTTGCTACAGTTTCCTTCTCAGGTGGCGGTGGCTCAGGTGCGGCCGCTAGAGCAATTCTACCTCCAAAAGGTGGTCATGGTTCAAATGCTATCGAAGAACTTGGTGGTAAGTTCATCATGATCAATGTCCGCTTGGATGGTACTGAAGCAAACACAATCTCTACTGCTAACGACTTCCGTAAGATCGGTTTGATTCGTGACCCATATGAGTTTGGTACAACAACCCGTGGTCTTGCGACAAACTATCGCCAGACATATCGTTACACAGTTACAGACGCCAACGCTTCATTCAGCCTTGACGAAACTGTTACATCTGGTTCTAATACCGCTACTGTTGTTGAGTGGGATAATACTAACAAGTATCTCTTTGTTAACCTACCACTACCACTTGCATTCGCAAACGGTGCTACTGTAACTGGTGGTACTTCTGCCGCAACTGGTACAATTGATGCAATTAGCGCACCAGGTCTTGCACCTTACTCAGGTGATGTTCTTTATGTTGAAAACAGAAGCCCAATTTCAAGAGCGAATGACCAGATCGAGGATGTGAAACTCGTTATTGAATTCTAAGTTTTGAGTTTTTCAACTTAAAGGAAAAAGGGTGATATGTCAAATCCCGGTGGTGTAGATTTAAATATTGGTCCATACTTTGACGATTATGATGAAGACAAGAAGTATGTAAGAGTTCTCTATAGACCTGGTCGAGCAGTCCAGGCTAGAGAACTCACACAAGCGCAGACTTATCAGCAAAAGCAGATTCAACGCTTTGCTGAATACTTCTTTAGCGAAGGATCAATTGTAGATGGATGCGAACAGAGTTTAGACTTAAGAATGGAGTATGTAAAACTCCAAACTGAGTTTAACTCTGTTGAAGTTGATGTTGACGATTTCTTAGGTAAAAGGGTTGTAGGTGCGAACACTGGTTGCCGTGCCTACACCGGTCTTGTCTCTGACATTGATGGAGAAGATCCAAAAACTCTTTTCATTAATTATGAATCAACTGGTTCAGTCATTCTTTCTGTTGATGCCACTGGTGCATTTATTACTCTTGGTAATACAGTCACATTCAACTCTGGTAATACTGGAGTTATCAAAGCATTTTATCAGGACCCACTTACATCAGTATACAAAGTTTTTGTTGGTGATCTTGTGGGTGAACCTGATACAGTTCCGTTTACTGCAAACTCAGTAGGTTCAGATGGCAACATCTTTACGATGAATGTCGGTTCTGTTTCTGATAAGAGAACCTCTACAAAATTTGAGAATAGCGAAAGACTTTTCGTTTTATTTGATGACATTGCTGATTCACCAAATACTGCATACGCAAACACCGCAACATCTAGAGCAACCTTCACAATCATTGATGAAGGTCTTGCCACACAAGAAACATTCAATTACGGTTCTAAGTATACTATTAATGATGGTGTAATCTATGTTGCTGACCACTTTGTTAAGCACGATGCACAGACAATCATTCTTGACAAGTATACAAATCGTCCATCATATAAAGTTGGTGTAATTCCAGTTAAAACATTCATCGACACAGTTGATGACCAAACACTTCTTGATAACGCACAAGGAACACCAAACTTTCAAGCACTTGGTGCAGACCGTCTTAAGATTGATACAACACTTGCTAAAGTTGTAATTGATGCAGTCACAGACGAATCTGAGTTTGTTCCAATTACTGAAGTTATCAATGGCAACATTATCAAAAAATTTACAGATCAAGTCGAAAGCAAACTAGAAGACGCACTTGCCAAAAGAACATTTGAAGAATCAGGAAACTATACACTTTCTGATCCAAGAATCTTTATTCGTGAACACTTAAGAGTAAATGACAATCGAGGTAAATTTACTGTCGCCGAAGGCGGTAACAATGAATTGCTTGTCATTGAAACTGATCCTTTCGTTTCGTATGTAAAAGGTTATCGAAACGAATTACTTACAAAAGTTTTCACACCTGTTCGCAAAGGTACTGACACTCAGTTTGTTGAACAAGTAAAAACTTCAGTACTCGTTGGTAGTTACATTCCAGTTAAAGAACTTGTTGGTACATGGGACTTCATGGAATCAACAACCATTGATCTTTATGATACCGCACAACAGGCAGTTTCAAATAATAGTTTTAGTTCTACAACTCTTACAGGCACTAAAATTGGTGAAGCAAGAGTAAGAGCCGTTGAATATGCATCTGGTACAGTAGGTACTGCTGATTCAAGATACAATTTCTACATCTATGATATCACAATGAATCAAGATAAACTCTTTCAAGATGTTCGTTCATTCTATCAAACAGGTGGCAGTTTTCCAAATCGATTCGCTGATGTGGTTGTTGACACATTAGGTAACGCAACACTCAGAGAGAGTGCATTTGAATCGTCAATCTTTAAACTTCCATACACTGGTATTCGAACAATTCGTGATGATAATAACAATGTGGAAACAGGATTTCAATTTAGAAAAGAATTTCCTGCAAACTTTAACGGTGCTGGTCAAGTTACACTTGCGACTACAGACTTGAACGAAACCTTTGCTTCTGGTGGTACTGAAGCACTTAAGAACACAAATTATCTTGTTGTACCAACAAATACTGCAAACACTTCTGCACTTACTGGTACTGCAAATGTCACAAATGGTAGCACCACAGTTTCAAGTCTTCCTGGCGCTACAACTACATTCACTCAAGAATATCAAGTTGGCGATGTAATTCGTGTTGGCGCACAAGACAGAATCATTAGTTCAATTACAAACAACTTTGTCTTGACCGTTGCTTCAGCATTTTCTTCTACACAAAGCAATCAACCACTTTACAAAGTATTTCCTGCTGGAAGACCAATCAAACTTTCTGGCATTGGTTCAAACGGTGTTGAAAGAACAGTTTCAATTGGTTCTCCACCACAAACAGTTGATATCGATCTGCAAGAAACTGGTTTGATTACTTCAATTGGTTCTGGTTTTGCCGCAAGGGTTTCAGTAATTATGAATCGTGCAAACGCCAGAGAAGTTCGTAAGACACTTAACGCAAATCGTGAAGTGCAAATTCAAGCCAATACACATCCAAATGGATTTGTTGGTCCATACGGATTGGGTTATGGTGACATTTATCAGATTCGTGGCATCTACCAATCAAGCGGCTTTGGTATTCCAGCAACAACAAGCAATACGAATGTCACAAGTCTTTATACACTTGATAACGGTCAAAGAGATACCTCGTATGAACATGGAACAGTTACACCAAATGTCGGTGTAACACCAACAGGCAATCTTCTTGTTGTTTTTGATCATTTCTCTCACGATACTTCACAAGGTATTGGATATCTTTCATTTGATTCATATCCAGTTAATGATGTTACATCGTCAAATACAACAATTCGAACAGAGCAAGTATCGTCATATCGATCAACAAGAACTGGTGAATTGTTTAACCTTCGTGATTGCATTGACTTTAGACCAATTAAAGCCGCAAACACATCAGCAACAAATCCAATTAGTTCTGGTCTCTATCAAATTCCAACAGGTGGTTTGCACTTTCCAACACCAGCATCAGACTTTGATGCAGACTTAATTTACTACAAAGGAAGAAAAGCAAAACTCTATGTTGATGAAAACGGTGCACTAGGAATCAATGATGGCTCTCCTGGTTACCCACTTGCATCTCCACCACCATCAATTCCTGACACACTAGAACTAGCAGAAATTACAATTCCTGTTTATCCTTCGCTTGCTACTGACATTCGCATTGATTCTTATAAGAATCGTAGATTTACAATGCGTGAAATTGGTAAGATGAACAAGCGTATTGAACAGATTGAATACTATGCAACACTCAGCGAACTAGAAAAACAAGCACAATCAAAAGTAGAAATCGACAACGATGGATTTGATCGTTTCAAGAATGGTATTCTTGTAGATTCTTTCAGAGGTCACAACATTCATGATGTTTTCAATCCTGATGGCAATCGTGTTCGAATTGATACCAGAGCAAACTATGCTACTGCATATGCAAATAATGAGGTTCAAGTTGAACTATTGTTGAATGAAGGCTCGTCAACAAACTTTAAAAAGACACCTGGTAGAAAAGTATATGTAAATTATACTGAACAAGAATTTATTGATCAGCCATTTGCCTCTACTACAATTAACTTAGCCCAAGAACTTACATTTACTTGGTCTGGTGATATGACAGTTGTTCCAGCAACCGATAACTGGATCGACACAAGATTTGCACCAGAAGCAAACTCAGTTGTTGATCTAACTGGTATTACAGATAACTTTAGAGCATTGACGGATTCTTGGAATACTGTTGTTGCTCCACATCTACGCCATTGGGTTGGTGAGACTCCAGTTACCACAACAACCACAACATCTGGTCGATCACGAAGCGGTGCATTAGTTACTGACTTTACTGATACTAGAACACTTACAACTCAGAACCAAACTCTGAATGAAATTCAAGCAAACTTCACTCTTGCAAACGAAGATGTAAACAGAGTTACCGAAAGAGTTGCCGACATTGGCATCAAACATTTTATTCGACCAAGAGATTTTGTATTTGTTTCACAAGGCATGAAAGATGGCGCAAAACTATATGCATTCTTTGATGGTGAAAATGTAACCGCAAACTGTACTCAGATACAATTAGCATCTGGTGCTGATGTAAATGATTTGTTCGATCTATTTAATACAGATGGTATTCTTCAAGCCGATGCAAGCAAGTACACTCGTGGAACTGCTGGCGACCTTACTGTAAAAAGTAATCTCATTGTTGGTGTGTTTAGAGTTCCAGAAGGTAGATTCTATGTTGGTCAAAGATCATTTAGATTAACAGACAGTCCAACAGATAATGTTGCAGAGGCAACAACAATTGCCACACAGTCAATTTTTGCACAAGGTACTTCAGTTACTAAAGGTTATGACATTGTTAACACAAGACCATTCACATTTGATGGTTTTGCAAACCAAGCACTCAGAGGTGATGGAACGACAAGAAGAGTTACTCTCAGAGATGAAACTACAAGAAGAATTGATCGCCAATGGTGGGATCCACTTTCACAAAGTTTCTATGTTGACGAAGAAACATATCCAGAAGGTGTTTATGTTACTTCTCTAGACTTGTACTTTAGAACAAAAGCACCAGACACCGCTAAAAAAGGTGTGACTTGCGAAATTCGTGAAATGCTTAATGGCTTTCCAACACGAAGCGTGATTGGTGGTGAAGTTGCCCGAAAAGAACATGATGATATTCGAACAAGTACAGACAGTACGGCAAACACCACATTTACTTTTGCAAACCCAATCTTCCTACCACCTGGTGTTGAATATTGTTGGGTTGCAAAACCTGATGGTAATGTTACAGACTTCAATGTATTCGTTGCAGAACTTGGACAGTTTGACATTACAAATCCAGAAGTTAATTTGAGAATTACTGAACAACCAGCAACAGGTATGTTGTTTACTTCAGCCAATGACTTCACATGGATACCAAGACAGAATCAAGATGTTAAGTTTAAACTAAGAACTGCAAAATTCAGTACAACTCCTGCCACAATTATTCTACAAAATAAACCTTGGGCAAATACTGGCGGCAACTTTGCATACAATGCTTACTCATTGAACATTGAAAATCTAACAACACCAAAATCAAATATTCTGTACGAAGCAAGAACTGCTGACGGATCATACACTCTCAGCACATTCAATGGTGTGAAGAATCTAGAACGCATTCAGTTGGCGGCAATGCAACAACTTGCAAATACAACAAATGAAGCAACAAATCTTGCAACAAATAAATCATTGACAGTAAGAGCAACATTGCTTACCGAAAATGCTAATGTGTCTCCATATATTGATTTGGAGAGAATGCGTGTTTACTTTGAACAAAACATTATTAACAATCAAACCTTCAATCAATTGACTGGTACTGTTACATACAATTCATCAAACAATATTGTTGCTGGTGTTGGCACTCTCTTTGATAGTGAAATCGATGTTGGTGAATATGCATTGTTTGGTGAAGAGTATCGTCAAGTTTCTTTTGTTGCAAACAATAACTATCTTGAAGTTAAAAACAACTTTACGACAAACGGATCAGGCGTTACTGTTATCAGTAAACTAGCAGAGAATCCATCAGGACCATATTCTGATCAGACAAGATATATTACCCGTGTGGTAGAATTGAATGACGGATTTGAATCATCCGACTTGGCAGTTTATTTGGCAGTCAATCGCCCACCAGGCACAGATATCAAAGTCTACTACAAAGTACTAAGCGAGAGTGATAACGATCCATTCGACTTCAAGTTCTATAATGAAATGGCGCTTGATGGTACATCAGTTACCGATCAAGACCCAACAACCTACAATGAAGAAAAGTATATTGTACCTATCGCTAAAAAGACAGGTGGTTCAAGACTTCTGAATGGTCGAGTTTCAATCACAAATGGCTCGACAGATGTTTCTGGTTCAAATACAGTATTCTTGGAACAGTTACAAGTTGGTGCAGACATTGCTATTGGCACATCTAGACTTCAAAGAACAATCGCATCAATTGTAAATAACACTTTCTTGACTGTAACATCTGCATATTCTACTACTGCATCAGATCAAGAGATTTATAGAATTCTAAATAACTCAATTGGATATACAACTCCAGACGGAAGATCATTTAGTGGATACAAGTATTTTGCCATTAAAGTCGTATTCTTATCAACCAACACGGCAGTTGCACCAAAAATTAAAGATTTACGAGTGATTGCCTTGGCTTAATATGAAAAGGTGTATAAATACATGGAACGATTAGAATTAAGAGAAAAAGTCTTAGGGTTCACCGAAAGAGATGCTCATTCGAAAGCCTTGTTGAATACAGATATGAACGGATTGATGAAATATAAAATTCAAAAGCAAAGACACACGGAAAGTGTCCAAGAGTTTAATCGAATGAAAGAAGAAATTTGTGGACTAAAAGACGATCTCTGTGAGATTAAAAAACTGCTTTTAGCAATCACTAACAAAGTTTAGATTACCCTTGTCAACCAACTTAGATAAGAGAGAGAAAATATGGCATCCCAAGTACAATTAACCAATACCTTCAATGAATTTCGTCAAGCATATAACGATGCGGCGAATGACATTTCTACGCTACAAAGTAGCAACACGGCAATTTTTTCAGCAGTTAATGGTGCAAATTCCTTAATTGCTGGAGTGCAAACTGGAAACACCGCACTCTATAACGGAACCGCAGAAATATATACAAAGTCTACTCAAGTAGCAGACTTAACCACTACAGGAAGTCGAGTAGTTTTTGGTACTGCTCCAGTTTCTGGATCAGGTGCCGTGCTTGATGACGATGATGGTTTCATCTATCACTCAGGAAATAACTCTGCCGAACTTTCTGGTGCAATCACTACAGGTGGTAATGCAACGGTTGGTGGCGCACTTGATGTTGGTTCAACATCTCAGTTTGATGGCAATGCAACATTCGGTACAAACCAAGCGATCATTGTTGCATCAAACGGTACATTCCTCTCTTCAACAGGTAACATCGAACTCAACAATACATCTTCTAGCGTAAACGCATATCACATTCATGCAACATTGCATGTGGCGGCCGGTGGTAATATTGAAAATTGGGCATCAGGAAAAGGTACTGATCCAGAGCAACACAGAATTGGAGGTATTGGTACTGTAGACGGACCAATTGACATGGTCATCGTCAACGAATCTGATCAGCCAAACGCATACGCAGAATTCATTGCAGTTAACGATACTGGTGACATTGAGAATGGTTGGATTTCAATGGGTATTAACTCATCCAACTATGGTGAAGCCGAATACGGAGTTACAAAGAACGATGACGGCTATATTCTTTATCAACCACCATCAGGCACCTCTGCAAACGGTGACCTAGTGATTGGTACGGGTTCAAATGGTACAAAGAATCGTATTCTCTTTTCAGCAAACGGCTTTGATGATCCTGCAAACAATACGCAGATGACAATCGTTCCTGGTGAGCGAGTTGTAATTCAGATTAATACTGAATCTGCAAACACTTCATCAGGCGCCCTTGTTGTTCAAGGTGGTCTTGGATTGACTGGTAACTTGAATGTGGGTGGTAATGTAGCGATTACAGGTACAATTACACTTGGCGGTGGTGGTAACACAGTTACTACGGACTCACTTGCCGTTGAAAATCCAATCATCTTTGTTGGTCAAAATAACGCCGCAGATACATTCGACCTAGGTTTCGTTGGTGTCTACAATGATGGCGCAGAGAAATACACAGGTATTGTGCGTGACGCTTCTGAAAACGGCATGTACAAACTCTTTGCTAACTCAAGCATTCTACCAGCAAACACAGTAGACTTTACTGATGGAGGTATTCAGTACGGCTCAGTTATGGTTGGTGAAGCACGAATTGTAAACCCAACTGCTTCTTCAAGTAATGTGACTGGCGCACTTGTGGTTACAGGTGGTGTTGGTATCTCTGGTGAAGTTCATACAAGCGGTCTCATCCGTGCAACAAACGATACTCCATCAACTTCAACTTCATCTGGTGCGATTACAGTCGCAGGTGGTGTTGGTGTCGCAGGCAATACACACATCGGTGGTGACCTTGTTGTTGCTGGTGCCGCAACATTCACCGGTGGTCTCAGAGCGCAAGAATTGATTGAAGATGTAATTGATTCAAGTGCATCTACAAACCAGATTACAATGGACTACACCGCAGGTAACATCTTCTACGAAACACAGTCATTGAGTGCAGACTTCTGGCCAAAACTCACAAACATTCCTACAGACAATGGTCGTGCAACAACAATCTCATTGTTCGTTCCACAAGGTGCTACTGCAAGACGCCCAGCGGCGAACACAATTCAAGTCAACGGTACCAATGTGGCAATCTCTTGGGTTGGTGGTAATACTGGTGTGACTGTTACTGCAAGTAAACTTGATATCTTCAACTTTACTGTTCTTCGTAGATCAAATACATTTACAGTTATTGGAACATTGAGTGGAAACACTTCAGTATTCTCAATCTAATTGAAAGAGGGATAGAACATGCCATTCATTAGTAGTGTAAGAGGAAATTTAAGCGCCCAAGGAAGAAGTGGTCGTGTAGGTGATACTGGAAACAGATTTTTAACTGCAACTGGCGGATCCGAATCAACCAATGGTGACTATAAAGTTCATGTGTTTAATAGCCCAGGAACTTTTACTGTAAATGCTACAGGAACCGATGCTACCTATGGAAATAAAATTCGTTATTTGATTATTGGTGGGGGTGGAGGTGGTTCTGTTGCCGCTGGAGCACAAAACTTTGGATCATCTGGTGGAGGCGGTGCTGGTGGATATTTAACAAGCGGAAACGATGATACCGCAGGATCATATAATGTGACTGTTAATGCACAAGCATATCCTATTGGTGTAGGTACTGGAGGGGCGCCACAACAACATACCGCCGGAGAAACAACTTTTCCTGGAGGAACTCAAGCAAATAATGGCGGTAATAGCACCGCATTTGGCTTGACTGCGATTGGCGGTGGGGGTGGAGGAAGTAATGACTCCGCAGGAAGACCAGGCGGATCAGGTGGTGGTGCCGGAACGGGCTCAGAATCTCCCGGCGTAACAGGACCGTACGCTGGCGGCTCAGGAACTCCAGGTCAAGGAAATCCTGGTGGGGCAGGATCATCACCACAAAATGGTATGGCAGGCGGCGGAGGAGGTGCCGGCGGTGCTGGACAGAATGGACTTGCAGGCGCAGATGGTGGTGGTCAAGGTGGTGCTGGACTTTCATCAAATATCACAGGAACTACAGTTTGGAGAGCAGGCGGCGGCGGTGGTGCTAGATATCCTGGACCTCCACACCCAGATACCAGCCCACCAAATAGTGCAGGAGGTGGTAGAGGGGGTAATGGTAGTGACGAAGCGTCTGGGCAACCTGGAGTAAACGGCACAGGTGGTGGAGGAGGCGGAAGCAACAATGAAGACCCATACAATCCAACCGTTGTTGGTGGCACTGGAGGTTCTGGTGTTGTAATTGTCAGATACAAATATCAATAAAGGATTTTGAAAGATGAATGATTATGAAGTTTTACCTTTGTTTTCAACTCCAGTATATTCAAAAGTAATAAATTTTGTAACTGAAGAAGAAAAAAATAAGTTGATAAATGAAGTTCCTTTAGATCGACACGAATCTAATACATTCACACAAAGTAAAAATCTAGAATTAATTGATGAATTTAGATTTAGAAAATTAAGAGATAATATTACTAGAGAATTTAAAGAGTATACTGTAAACTTTTTAAAAATTGATGAAAACATAACTTTTAGAAATACAACTTCTTGGATTACAATTCAAGAATTTGATGATGAAATTTTACCAAGAAATTATAACAATTCTTTGTTTACTGCAATATTGGCAATAGATGTTGATGATGGTTCTGGAGATATAGAATTTCATAAAAATCAATTTGGTGATATAAGTTCAGTAAATTTTAACATGAAGAAAAATGAAGAAACAATATACAATGCAAATTCTTGGAAAATAACTCAGAAAAAGAATCAACTTTTAATTTTTCCTTCACATCTGATTCATCATGTAAAGCCTAATCATTCATCTGGATTTAAAAAAGTGCAACTCTTTATGAATTTTTATATCGTTGGATGTACTGTTGGTGAAAAAGAAGAATTACTATTTTATTGATGAGAGGTATTAAAACTCAATACAATTCTAGAATCACTTTCATTAATCTCATACATTGAACCATGAGATAGCCAACTAGGAAATAAAATTAATGAACATGGTTCTGGCTCAAAGTAGTAATGTTCAAAGTTAAATTCGCTTGGCTTTGAATATTGAGAAAAATATTTTACTAATTTATTTGGATTTTCAAAATAGATTTTACTACTTTGTCTATCTGCTTCTAAAAATAAAACGCCAGAAAGTACGCTAAGTGGATGAATATGTTGTTTGAGTGCGCTACCTTTTCTTTGAATGTTGAACCAAGAGTTTGTTATTTGTAATTTTTCAATTCCAATTTGATCAATATAATCATTAACACATTCTAAAATTTGATTTTTTAAATTTAAGCATGAAGAAATTTCTGCGGATATTTTCTCAATAAATTTTCCATTTAGTTCAAAATTAGTTTTCCCATTCTCTAAAAGTTCTCCGTGATTTTTTAAATCACCATTTATACTATGGCAATAATTTGCAATGTCTTTTCTTTGACTTTCAGAAATCGCATATCTATACTTGTTTATCAATGTCGGAAAAAGTTTATAAGATTCTTTTTTCATAATTTTACCGACCTAATTAGACAATTGTTTTTATCATTGTTATTTTTCAAAAAACAATTCATACCATCTTCAGTTATAATGTCAAATCCAATACTATATCTTTCCTCATCACTTAAAGAATCTACGCAATGCGGTAAGTAAGAAGGAAATAGTGTAATTGCACCTTGATGATTCTTAACTTTGAACAAACCTTCGTTCAAAGAGATAAAAGGTATTTCATAATTTGTTGTTGTGCAATTATGTGTTAAGACAATATTACCACTCAAAAAAGAATTTTCGTGTGTCGCATGATTGTGTAATTTTAAATTCATGTTTTTCTTCTGAGGAAAAATCCAACCATTGATCCACAAATTTGATGGGATTGGCACATTTAACTCTTGCAGAAAGCAGTTAATATTGAATTTTATCTGCTCTTTAATTTTCTGAACTTCATGTTGCGACCATTCAAAAAAATTATAATCTGTCCATTTTGTATTTGAAAAATCTTTTTCGTTTTCTTTCACTATGACTAAAACTTTGTCAATCAGATTTTTATCAATACTGTTCATCCAAATTGGCACATCAAATATTGGAGCAAAAGGATTTTTTTGTTTTAATCCACAAAATCTAATTAAGTTTTGACTTTTAGTTTTTACTCTGTAAATTGAGTTTTCAATTTGAAACATATAAATCTTGAATTATGATAGCAGAATCTTGAGATTCTAATTTTGTTGTTTCATAACAAAATACCGATGGAAAAATTAGAAATCTATTGTGCTTTGCTTCTATTGCCACCTCTTGATTTAGAATAATATCTGAACCTAAAATTTCATCTTTAATCCATCCAAACAAAGTAAAAACAGAATTTGAATTTTGTAATTGTAAAAATTGTTGACTTTTCACAAAATTAATTTCAGTTTTGGTTTGATTCACCCTTTCTAGCATATAGAATAAAGGATGCTTTTGAGAAAATTTTTCCAAATTCTCTGAAGTTAAAACTTTTGATAATTCTTTAAAAATTGAAGAGCAGGTTAAATCAGAAAATACTTTTTCTAAATGTACATGATGTGAACTGTTTGATAAAAAATAAAGTTCTTTATATGCCACATTTAAATTTTCAAAGCAATCTTCAATTACTATAATTGGCAATTCATCAACCGAGTGTAATTCAATATTCATCATCTACCTCTCTAATATTTTTCCACAAAACGCATACGCAATTTTGATCTTGTTTAAAATTTTCGTCTAAGTTTAATAAAGTATTTCTACTCATAAAAAGCAATTCTTTCTCGTCAATTAAAATAAAAGAAACGAAATCACAATTTCTTAAATCTATAGAATCTTTCCATTTGCAATATATGGTATGTTCGATTTCTGTTTTTACATCAAATGTTTTTTCTATAAACTCTTTTGACTTTTGATTTAAAAGAGTTTCATCTTCAGAATAAAAATCTTCAAACACATAAAGTTTTTTTGGGTTCAATAACATAATTTAAAAATAATTAAAATTAATGTTTACTCTAAAGGGTTGGTCTGTACAAGTCGTGCTTGAGTGTATAACTTGTGGATCAAAAATTAAAATTCTATTTTTTTTCGATTCTATTTTTGTCTTGTCATTTAAAATTGTGTATCCATTACAATCATTAACATAAAAAATTGCCGCTTTATGATCATAGTCAAAATCTTTGTGACCTTTGTGTATATGCAACTTAGGAGTTTTCATATACATGTTGCCTTTAATTCTGATTAAAGATTTAATTTTGAGTTTTTCGATGAAGGGACTGAAAACATGAAAATTATCTGAATTTGGTTTATACTTGTCATAAAAGAGATGTGTGAAGTATCCATCACCATCTTCTACATGAGAAACTCCAGAGTTATAGTACCAAGGTAAAACTTGAGGACATGTCATTAAGTATTGAATTATGTCAAAATCTTCATTGGATAAAAAATTATCGATCACTTCATGCTTCATGATATTTCCTTTAAAAAATTTTCGTTTAAGTTTGAAGTATACCATACAGATACGGTATATCTTGAACCTTTAATCACATTCATGACATTGTGTTTAAATTCTTTGCCGCCAAAGTATACAGTCCTTCCCGCTAAAGGCTGAACCGAAACACCTTCAACGGTAGTCTGTCCACCAATGTAGTCATCATTTATATATGTTATACTTGCGGCAGTTCTATCGTCAACAGATTTATCAAAATGAAAAGTCTTTGATGAACCTTTTGGATATTTAACAATCTCAATGTTTTCTATGTAATCAAATCTATTGTCATATTTTACAAAATTTTTTATTTGTTTGCAAATATTGATGACCATATCATATAAAACACAATCGGTGTTTTGAGAGAGACCATCGTTTAATCTCAACAATCTTGTTTCTGCCCAGATTTGACTGTCAACTAAATTATTTTTAAATCTAGATATGAGTTCTACCTGAGTGCTTTTTGGCATTTCGATTTGAGATATGTATATCATGTCCAAGGCTTTCCTAATGACCACATGACTATACTGTGTCTGGTGCCCCAAAAGAGTGGTGTAACTCTATGTCTTAAAAAAGATGGAAAGACAACAATTGATCCTTGTGGTTTTATCTCATAACAAGTTTCTATTCTAGAAAGTCCATAGTCAAACTGCAAATCACCACCAATATAATCTCTATGATCTGTTAAGGAAAGAATAAGACTTAACTTTCTTATCTTTCCATTAAATGATGGAAATATATTATTTTTATATGGTTCTGGTGCTTGGTCGGCGTGCCAGTCATAATGTTCTCCTGGAGATTGATATTCTGTGAATTGAATAGATTCACTCCAATCCCATTGAAATTTCCATTCAGCATTTACATTAGCCTCTTCAACGAATGGTTGTAAAGTTTCATATAACCATCTATCTTCATGCCATGAAATTTTAGATTTTCTTTGCCTTAAATTTAATTCATCAATTCCAACTTTTCCTTGCGTTAAAGATTTCGTTAAACAATGACTTTTAATTTTTTCGCAAGTTTCTTTACTCAACGCACCAGTAAAAAACCAAAAATTATTTTTTAGCATCATACAATTATTTCCTTACTCATAAGAATACCAACCAGTCGTAATATATTTAGTTTGTGTTTTTGAAATAACCCCTCTATGAGTAAAAGTCCATTCGGCTGGCCAAATAACAGTAAGACCTTTTTTGGGAGTAATTGTAACTTTTTGATATAACCATTCGGTTCCACCCTCATCAGTAACATCATTTAAATATGTCATAAAAACTAAATGTCTTTTTAATGCCCAATCAATGTTTCCAGTTTTTTCGTAGTGCCATAATTTAAATCCTTGATTTGGCAAATATTTTTGAATGTTAAAATCTTCAATTAAATTCCACTTGCTTTGATTAATAGTGCAATATTCGTATATTGACGAATATTTTTTACAAATTTTATCTAGTTCATAACAATAAGTTTGAATAACATGATTGTTAATTTTAGGACTAATTGATATGTCAGTAGATTCTTTTATTTGAGTGTTGATTTCTCCTGAAGCCCCTACTTTTCCTGGTTTTTTTTCATTACAATTTTCATAGTAGTCTATTAAAGAATCGCAGAGATTTTCATCTATAAAATCTCCATACAAAAAATCAGCAAAAATCATTTCTTCGTTATTCCCAATACTGGTCTTCTATCGTATCGATATGACTTAAATGGTCCGTCAGCATCAACAAAATGAATAAAAATTTGAGTGTGTCTACCGCCTTTATACTCTTCTCGCCAATGTGGCAGAATCATACCTTTGTACACCACCAAATCTCCCTCATTCATATTAATCTCTGATACGGTGCCATCTAATTTTTCAAAAAATATTGGCCAATCGTGAGTTTTTTCAATACAAATTGTAGCAGAAAATTCGCAAGAAGGTCTATCTGTGTGTCTTCTCAAGATTCCTTCATTGTAGTATATTCTATAAAATGTATAAGATTCGTGCAATCTTTTTTGTGTTACTCTTTCCAATACTGGTTTCAAATAAACCATCAATCCTTCAGTATGTGGTGCAGAGTACCAAGAAAAACTTTTAGAAACTTGACCGCAAGAGTATGGATAAGGATTTTCTAGGGTAGGAGGATTCGTAAAAAGACAGGAATCTTCTTGAACTGTAGTAATGCATTTGATATATTCTACCAATTCTTTTGATAAGGCTTGTCTAACAATTTCATAGTTGTCCGTAGCAAAAGTCATTTTTTCTCCGAAAAAAGTAATTAAAGTACATTCTTATATAGGCCGCCACAGGATACGAAAATGCATAAATAGATGGTACAAATCGACTTTTTTAGAGGACTATCATGAGTGCTACAAAACCAGCAAGCAGAGAAGAATTAAAAGAATATTGCCTAAGAAGACTTGGCGCACCTGTAGTGGAAATCAATGTGGCAGATGAACAGGTTGAAGACTGCATTGACATGGCACTTCAGTACTACCACGACTATCACTTTGATGGTACACAAAAAGTCTATCTAGCGCATCAAGTTACCGAAACCGATGTTCAAAACAAGTATATTGACATACCACAATCCGTAATTGGTGTCATCAATATTTTTGACATTGGTAGCACATACTCAACAAACAATCTTTTCAACATTCGCTATCAGATTGCGCTGAACGACCTTTTTGCTTTCAACTACGGTCCGTTTGCGCCATACTACATGGCACTTCAAAACATTCGTTTGGCTGAAGAACTTTTTGTTGGCAAGCAATCTCTACGCTTCAATCGTCACCAAAACAAACTTTACATTGACATGGCATGGGGTGAAAAGATTGTGGTTGGCGAGTACATCATCGTAGAAGGATATCAGATTCTTGATCCAGATACATATACCGATGTGTACAATGATCTTTGGCTTAAGCGATATACAACTGCACAAATCAAAAAGCAATGGGGCGAGAATCTCAAAAAGTTTGAGGGGCTTCAGATGCCAGGCGCAGTTACATTCAACGGACAAAAGATTTGGGATGAAGCACTTGACGAAATCACAAAACTAGAAGAAGACATGTTGAATTCATACTCACTACCAGTCTCAGATATGGTTGGCTAAACATGCGTAATCGATTTTTTAATCAGTACAGTACTGCCTCAGAGCAAAATGTACTGGAAGACTTAATCATTGAATCCATTAAAGT